GGAGGTGCATTCGGGACGATCTCACGATGGTCTCGGGGCTACCGCTATTAAAATTTGTGACTCCCTTGCTAGGACCCGGAGAAATTCTCCACGGGACATAACCATTGGCTTTCGCCGAACAGTTATGCTACCTAGTCTAGGTTTTACAAATTTTATTCGGCGGTTAGCCCGGTCGCTTTTCAGCGCCAGAGTCGGCCACAGACTCTTATTTTATTAAGATCACACTTGTTAAGGTGTGTGATTACCTTTGAGTACATATTTAAAGACATAACTCCTTGTCTTTGCTCCAATTAAGGAGCTGGTGCGAGATTTTCGTAGTAAAGACGAGGCAATCCAGTGAAGAAATAAACTTGGAAATCTTCTGCGGTTGCCACATTGTAGTCAATACTACTTTTTGGACCACCATGCAATAAAGCATTAGTCCGGAAATTGGGTGTACGATTGAAAGTTGCACCAGAGGTCCAATTCTCAGTCTTACCGGGTGTGAATCGATAAGGAGAATAATAAGGTACTTCAAATTCAACTGCACTATTGATGACATCAGTCATGTAGACTGCACCTTTAGTGCCCGTAACATCACCATTTCCTTTGATAACCTCAACTGCTGCATCTTCAAGCTTAGCATAATCGGGCTGCGCTCCGACTGTGCGCGCATATGAAGCTACACCAGTGGGGTAAATATTGTCTCTTTGGATATAGACCTTAGAGCTTGCGTTGCTAGCTACATTATCTTTATCCGTTTGAAACAACATTTTGTAACGAATACCACCTCGCCAACCAGAAAAGCCCCACACGACCCAATGCAGCAAAATTGTATTTGCATAATTGTAAGATGCGGCTGCTCCAGTAGTGTCAACAGCTCCTGCTACATTTCCTCGCAAAAATGGAAACATGTTCTGTCGGCGTTCGAGAGTGGTGAACGAACTGATGGGCGCAACATCTTCACGACGCCAAATATTGTACCTCTTAAGCAATTGTCTGAATGACATAATGGATTCACCAGTGAATACCATGTTTATCAATGCAGTATCTTGCTTTCCAGGTCCAACAATATCGGTCATAGAATGTTGCGGAGCCGATGGTTCACTAGTATCCTGACTTTCAGGTACTATCGACTCACGACCAGATTGTGGTTTGACCACAAATCGTTGAAAATGATCATCGGGTACGAATACCTCGAAATCATCACCCATTGACACAAAAACATTGATTTCAATATCATTGTTCACAGTGCTATTGGGTGTTGTAAGTTCATTGACAACATATACTCCAATTACTCCATTGCCTTCCTCTTCGCTGGCATATGCTGTAGTTGAGTACATTTGTGTAACAGAATCTAGTCCTGGTAGGTGATGATCTAGCAGTGTGCGCGTCTGACCATTACCAAGTTCGATTGTAAAATCCTGTGTATCCGCAATATCAATAACTTCTAAGTAATTTGTATTATACTCATTTGAAGCCAAGAATTGTGGATCATACACGAATTTCAATCTGCCTTTGTGAAAAGCTGAACATACAATCTGAAAACGAAATTTCATTGTACCCGTCCAATAGCGAAATGGTAATGCAGCCATAGCGCAAGCAGGAAAATGAAATGATTGTGGTGGTCCAGCATTCTCAGCCCATGTAACTGGATCAATACGCGCATTCCACAACAATGTTTCAGGCGCAGTACCAATATTCCAGCTAAATTTCGTGAGATACGATTCACGTTTAGCAATTTCACGAATGGACATTGGATCCTCAGGACCTACACCAGCAATACGTGGATCAATTGTCAACTCCTGCTTCTCATCAACAGTCATTTTCAGAGCTGTATCAGGAGTATTAGTAGTTGCCAATTGCGATATAGGTGTTGGTCTAAATGGATCAGGATTCTTAGTAACTGGTGGTCTGCAATATCCCATAGATTTTGCTGCACCAGCTACCGCCGTAGCCACATTCGATGTTGCCATAGCAAAAGGTCGAATAGCTGGGATAATACCCAGCGCATTAGAAACTTTTGCTACAGTAGTAGCGGGTCCAGAGATCATGCCAGTCTTATTGGCTTCATCGATCTCTGACTCCTTACCAGATTGAGGCACAATCGTAGAAGGCTCGCGACTAGTGAGTACAGACAATGAAACATCAGTTGCCCATGCGAATACAGAAACTGTGACAAGATCACTAGCTCCATTAGCATGTTTCAATGTGTTCAATGACCGCAAATACATACGTCCGAGATTACGATATTGTGCCGTTGGTAATTCAACATAATTCTCAAAGTAGAAAAAGGGCAAAATCATCTCACCTCCTGTCGATGTGGTAGGATCCAAATAGACATGTGGAAGTTGTGATGTTTGCACTAAATCTTGAGAAATTAATGCTGTGTGTGAGGACAACGAATCAAATGAATCCATAGGTTGATAAGCAGCAAGTGCACGACCATATTGAAATCCATTTCCATTGATAACAAACTTTACATGCAATTTGCATCGCATCAAGTTGTAATTGGAAATACGATTAATGACTCGTGGATTGTTGAAATACAATTCCCAAGGATCAAAATCAGCAGCTAAAGTAGTGCTAGTTGTCCATTCTTCCTCAGCAATCTTAATCGGGCGAGAAAAGAAATTACCGAGGTCCGCATCATCAGAATCTTGCAACATTCGTGTAGGATCCATTTCTGACAGTACTTCGTAACTGTAAGATGGATTCTGATCACGAAATTTAACGTTCTGAGATGAGGTTTGTGTTGGTGCGGATGTAATACGATTGTCATTCGTAGTTTCCATACCAGATTGAGGCTTGAACTTAATCTTACCTCCTTGTGTGATTCGTGGCACAAATACCCAATCAAAAGATGGGTGATCCATAACAGAATCGGGGTCCACTCCACTCTGAGGTTTCATGGTCTGTTGAGA